TATGCGCGCAAGCGCCAATCCCCGCCACCTACCAAAGGAGATAACCATGTCAGCAGTCCCTTCCACTCTTCCCGGTATCAACGTCATGCTCTGCGGGGGCACCGGTTCCGGCAAGACCCATTCCATCCGCACCCTCGTCGATGCCGGCCTCGAAGTCTTTGTCCTCTTCACGGAGCCGGGTATGGAGGTCCTCGCCGACGTGCCGGAGGATAAACTCCACTGGATGTATATCCCCCCGGCCAGCCCGGACTTCGCTGATATGATCGCCTCTGCCGAGAAGATCAACGAGATGTCCTTCGAGGCCTTGACCAAGCTCCCCGACATCAACAAGTCGAAGTATCAGGAGTTCATCAAGGTTCTCAACGGGCTGGCAAACTTCACCTGCGAGCGCACCGGGAAGTCCTACGGGGCTGTGGACGAGTGGGACCAGTCCCGCGTCCTCGTCCTCGACTCCCTGACCGGCATCTCCATCATGGCGATGAACCTTGTCGCCGGGAGTAAGCCGGTGAAGAGCATGGCGGACTGGGGCGTCGCCATCGACAACCTCGAGCGGCTCCTGACCAAGCTCTGCGTCGATACCAAGTGCCACTTCGTTCTCACCTCGCACCTCGAGCGCGAGACGGACGAAGTGACCGGAGGGACCTCTCTCATGGCCTCGACCCTCGGCCGCAAGCTCGCCCCGAAGCTTCCCCGCTTCTTCTCGGACGTCATTCACGTCAAGCGGAATGCGGACAAGTTCGTCTGGTCCACGGCCACCTCCAACGTTGATCTCAAGGCGCGGAACCTCGCCATCGCAGACAACATCCCGCCAACTTTCGCTCCGCTCATCGATAACTGGAGGAAGCGGGTTCCGGCGTAGCAATTGACAAACGCGGGTGGATAGTGCAGGCTGTCCATCCTTTTCATGATTCTAGCGGGGGAGCGAGTCCTCGCCGTACACCGTAAGCGGCATTCCTTTCCTTTACTTTTGGAGCCTTACCATGAGCACCTTTAACCCCGATACTTTCTTGAATACCGAATCCACCGAGGCCAATGCTACCGCTTACCTTCCCGTTCCCGAGGGGGAATTCACGGGCATCCTGAAGTCCCTCAAGCCGCGCGTTCTGCAGGACGGTCGTGCGGTGCTGGACGTCAACTGGACCGTGGATGATGACGCTGCCCGCGAGGCCACCGGCATGGCCGAGCCGCTCGTCCGCCAGACCCTCTGGCTGGACCTGACCGAAACCGGAGCCCTCGACTTCGGCAAGGGCAAAAACGTCGGCCTCGGCCGTCTGCGCGATGCCCTCGGCCAGAACGTCACCGGCCAGCCGTGGCAGCCTGGCATGATGATCGGCGGCGTGGCGAAGATCAAGGTCGCCCACTCCATCGACAAGCGTGATAACGAGACGATCCAAGCCGACGTTCGCGCGGTGGCCAAGCTCTAACCCGTTCATCCGGGTTTTCGGAGGGGGACTTTCCCCCCTCCTTTTATTTTCCCTTTTTCGAGGCTATCATGAAAGTCATTCCGTTCGACAAGCTAATTGTGCCTGAAAACCGCCAGCGTCGTACCTTCGACGAGAAGAAGCTACAAGACCTCGCCCAGTCCATCCGGACAAAGGGTTTATTGCATCCTCCAGTCGTCCGTCCGGAAGGAGAGAACTATGTCCTCGTCGCAGGGGAGCGCCGGTCCCGCGCTATCCGTTCGCTTTCAGAAGTTAATATCCCGTTTACTTGCGACGGGCTTACCATCTTGCCCCACCATTTCCCTGTTACGCTTATCTCCGAACTCTCTTCGCTCGATCTTCGTGAGGCTGAGCTCGAGGAGAATACCCATCGTGAGGATTTATCTTGGCAGGACCAAGCTGCGGCCATCGCTGAGCTGGACGAACTTCGCCGGACGCAGAAGGCTGCGCAGGGAATACCTCACACCGCTCGGGACACAGCATCGGAGATTGCTGGTCATACGGCTCTGGGGAGTGAGATCACCAAAGTTACCGAGGCGGTGGTTGTCGCCCAACACCTCGCTGATCCAGACGTTGCAAAAGCTAAGACCCAGAAGGAAGCGGTAAAGATTATCAAGAAGAAGGCCGAGGCCGAGCACCGCGCGAGGCTGGCTGAGCAGTTCGATCAGTCCAAGTCCGAGCACACCGCGCTTCTCGGGAACTCCCTCGACCTGCTCAAGGGAATGCCGAACGGCGAGTTCGATTGCATTCTCACCGATCCCCCTTACGGGATTAACGCGGATCAGTTCGGGGACATGGCCTCCACCGAACACGCTTACGAGGACACCGAAGATTATGCCATGGACTGCTATCGCACCCTCGCCCGAGAAGGCTTTCGCGTTTGCAAGCCTCAAGCCCACATCTACGTCTTTCTCGACCCCAGATATTGGGCTAACATTTCTTTTGAGTTCGCCCTCCACGGCTGGAACGTATGGCCTACGCCGCTTATCTGGAACAAACTCAACGGGATGCTGCCAAAGCCTGAGTACGGGCCTCGCCGCACCTACGAGATGATCCTCTTCGCCACCAAGGGTGACCGCAAGGTCCTCAAGGTCGGCCCGGATGTCATCACTTGCCCGATGGTTACAGACCGCGACCACGGCGCCCAGAAGCCCGTCCCGCTCTACTCCGAACTCCTCTCCCGCAGCTGCTATCCCGGCCAGTCCGTCCTCGACGCCTTCTCCGGCTCCGGCACGATCTTCCCCGCCGCGAACAAGCTCCGCCTCAAGGCCACCGGGATGGAGATTTCCCCTCAATACTTCCAGCTCGGTCTGTCCCGCCTTGACGAGCAGGAGTCCGCCCTCGATCTGTCCTCCTTCGGATTGGAGTCATAATGCCTACGCCGACCCTTAACCCGAGGGGACCGGCGAACGCTTCCATAGTTATCGTAACAGAGTTCGCCACGGCGGACGATCTGTGGAAGGGGGCTCCCCTCTCCGGGCACTCGGGAAGTTTCTTCGCCTCCATGCTTCACGAGGCGGGAATTGTCCTTGCCGAGTGTTACGTCACCCCTGTGCTGAAGCACCGTCCCGCCGGAGATACCTGCGACTTTCTCTACTCCACCAAGAAGTCCGAGGCGCAAAAGTACGGGCTGACCTCATCTCGAGATGGGGCGTGGGTTTCCCCCTCCGTCATTCCGCATATCGAGGCGGTGCTGGAGGAGGTTCGCCAGATCAACCCGAAGGTGGTTATCGCCCTCGGAGACTTTGCCATGTTCGCCTTGGCGGGGATATACGGCTCCGTGGACACCTGGCGGGGATCACTCCTCGACGCGAAGTTCGAGTGCCCGAATAAGCCCTGGGTTATCCCCACCTACTCGCCCTCCTTCGTCCAGCGCATGTACCAAACCCGCGGGTTCTGCGTACGGGACCTGCAGCGCGCCAAGAGCTGCGCCGAGCATCCAGAGTTGTATGTATACCCCACCTACGACTTTCGCATCCGGCCCACCTTCGAGCTAGCCCGTTCCACCCTTCTCGAGCTGCTTGCCGTCCCCCTTTCCGGGAAGGAGCTGATGCTCGCCTGCGACATTGAAACAATCGCCCGGCACATCTCCTGTATCGGCATCGCGTGGAGCTGCCGGGAGTCTCTCTGCATCCCCTTCCTCACCCTCGACGGACACTACTGGACCGAGGAGGAGGAGATCGAGCTTTCCTTCCTCTTAAAGGAGTTACTCACCCACCCCCTCGTCGAGGTTGTAGGCCAGAATTTCAACTACGATAACCAGCATTTCGCCAAGCATCTCGGGTATCTGCCGCACCAAGGCTTTGACACCATGATCGCTCAGCACGTGTTGTTCCCCGGTATTCCCAAGTCGCTTGACTTCCTCTCCTCCATGTACTGTCACTGGCACCGGTACTGGAAAGACGAGATGGATGACTACTCCCGTCTGCCCGAAAACATGGAGCAGTATTGGACATACAACTGCCTCAGCGGGGCTACCCCTATTCTTGACGCTTATTGTCGTTGGAGACCCTTGTCTACTATTCAGATCGGGGACGATATTCTGACTTTCGAAGAAAACGCCGGCCAAAAAGGTACACGAAAACTCGTGCACGCAACTGTTACGAATAAGGCTTCAGCTTTTAAACCGGCTGTGCGGGTTACTTTCACGGATGGAACTTATCTCGAAGGGACTCCGGATCATCGCGTGGTAGCCCAAGAGAAGATTAAATATAGAC